CCCCTCCTTCAAGTAAGCTTTTACCAGAAAGGGGAACAGGCGATCATCGACCTTTTGGCCACGGGGAATCTTCTCCCATGGTAAGCCCAACTGATCGAGAATCAGGTCCTGTTCTTCTCTAGCAACTTGCGAGAAGCGGGGGGTCGGTTGGAACAACCAACCTCTACGCCTGGACAAACGGATGGACTCCTCATCCTGGCAACTTAGAAAGGCCGCAATCCTGCGGTGGGTTTCGGAAACCTCTACTTTCCTCGTCACCGGGAGGCCGAGTCCACCTTTATCCTCAGCAACAAACCAGCTCACTGGCGGAAGGGAGTTAAGGAACTCCTTATTATACCTCAAAAACCGACACATTAACCAGTCCTGTTGTTCCGGACTGTAGCCAGCTATCAAATCCAAGCACCGATCCCGGATGGAACCGCCCTTTTTCCAGGCGTCGTTCCTTTCGGATCTAATCGCCGATACAACAGTTTGACCTGATGATTCAGCAATCTTCGGGATTGAATGCAATAGATTCAATTTCAAGGTAGGGATAAGGGTTACGTTAGCAACGTAGTCTCTATCCCAATCCTCTGCAACGGAATATGTTTCACTGTTAAGTATAGCATATTCCCGACTGATAAAGTTCTTCCCTACGCTAGGGGTTAGCCCGGCGCGAGTTACAGAACTACACCAATCCTGATAGCTCCCTGGAGGGAGGCAGAATAGGATATCATCACCGTTTACACGGAAAGGACTCCTCCCTGCCTCATCAACAAGGGGTATCTTAACACCATAAGCCTTTTCAAGCTCACGGCGCGTCACAGCGGCGTTCAAGAGACACAGGAGGGGGAAGCTCACGGGCGAACCCATAAGCTGACCCCAAACCTGTCGCTCACCATCCACTTCATGTCCAGTTAGTGCTCTGAGGAGAACAATAACATCTTCCATCGGTACCCGTAAGCGGTAGCAGATCCTTTCGATTGCTGCTTCACAAAGGACGGGATGAAGATTATCGGTCGCGGCAGAATAGTCGCCACTGACAATGCAGGAGTATACATTCATCTTCCTAGCGAAGAAACATACCTCCTCGATATCTTCCGGCCCAAGTGGCCTTCCCGTCAGTTGAAAAGCAGGGATCGTCTGGAGGAGATCCCACAGACAGCGCTGATAGTTACGCGCGACCTGATACGGAGCTGCCTCGCCCATGCTGACCACGCGGACCTTAAAGGGCTCTAGAATGGGGACTCGTTTAGTTTTGATTAAACGTTCCATACCATGCCTCGATGGGTCGAGGAGGTACTCCATATCTTCAAGTGAAAACCCGAAGGTGTAGAGTAAAACCATTCTGCC